TATTATAATAAACATTTACAGTGAAGGTTTTATTATCATCTGCATCATAAGAACGTTCAGTAGAAACGCTTAATTGAATAGTTGCTTCATTAGCAAGATTAACAAATGTGATATTTTCATTAGAATTATAACGAGAATCACTTGTACAAGTAAAGATTACATAATTCTGTTTTAGAATATATTCTAATACTTTATCTAAGTTTTTCTTAGAGACTTTGAAACAAACTGTGGATGCAACTTGTTCAAAGAGCATAAAGTAAATACCTTCAGCACTATAAAATAAATCTCTATGAATGAGAAGTTCCTGGGGAAACTTGTAATCTTCAAATCGAGAAAACTTATTAATGATTTCTGAATTTAAAAAAGAATAATTTTCTAATTCGAATGCTTCTCCTGAAGGAATTGCAGAGGAGGAAAATCCAGGAACAGTTACATGTGCTCGACTCATTAGGATAATAGTTGTTTGTTGGCAAAACGTTTTTCAATATCAATTAAAGCAGCAAGAACATCGTCTTGAGAAAATCTTGGGGCATCTTGAGGAAAGTAACCGAAAGTTTCTTTAAAGAGTTGCCAAGAATAACTAAAATTAGATTTGAATTCAGGATCATTTCTAATGACAGATTTTTCATGGTTCGCATCTTGATCAGAGATATATAGGAATGAGTTTAACACATCAGCATGATAAAGTAAAGGGGTTCCTCGTTCATTAAGGAAAATCTTTTGATGTTGGGCTAAATGTTCTGCGGCATTTAAATATCTTTCATCAAAATATCCGCCATCTTCAATCATATCTGCTCGAATTAAGGTAAATGCTTGAAAGGAATGTAGATAAATATCTACTTCTTTATTGGTATATTTAACTGTTGCCCGTTTCTTGGGAGTTCCATCATCATTGACATTTCCGCCACTAATTCCGCCATGTAAACCGTACGATAGTTGTGCTGCCCATAGTCCGCTATCAGCAGCAGTAAGAATATATTCTTCAAATACTTTATTATCTTTGATAACGATGTCATCTTCGGCAAGGAAGATATATTTGAAACCGTCTTGGGAGGCTTTGCGCATTCCCATATTCTTTGCAATTCCGACAGGAACTTTACGTCTGGCTTGAAGAACCTCTACATCAGGAGGATAGTTGTCATAGGCTTGACCTGCATTGATGATATAGATTTTTGCAACAGCATCACGGTTAATGGAATTGACGAGGTTTTTACAAAAATCTGAACGATTGCATGTAATAATGACTACGGCAGTTTCTTCTTTAAATCGATTAATTTCTGACATTTTAATTATGATAATTTACCATAAATGATTTAAGGTTTCAATAAATATGTCAGAGTATCAGCATTAATTTTTCTTAACAGTTTAGAATTAGAATTGTTCATTATAGATAAATCTATTGCCATCGTAATAATCCGTTCCCATTCTAATTGGGTATCTTTTTCTAAATCTTTGAATCTTCTTCTATCAGGATAGATAATGTTCCATATGATTGAAGTAATTTCCCAGTCAGATAATTTATCCGGTTTGGTTTTATCTATATCAAAAGCATTCCAAGATGATCCTGACTTTCCGTTACAAATACAACAAGTATCTTGATATTCTGTTCCAATGGAGAAGTCGCCCATCCATTGTAACCCTGTTCCGTTACATGCTTTACAGTTATTCATAATATTAAAATAAATCAGAATCGTCAACCGTTTTTGATTTTAAAAAATCTGTAAATTCTTCTAATGCGAGTATCAACCCTTCTGTGCTCCAATTTCTCATTTGCGGAACATCAAAAAATACTTCGTGTTCATTCATATCAGTTATTTTTATTCTCATGATAACTTATCATACATCAGTTGACACTTTTGTGCAACCTTTTTCTTCAAATCACCCGATAAATTCATCAAATTCTCCATCGGCCAATTACCCAATGTCTCTTTAATATCAACAACCTTGAATTCCTTAATCTCACTGGTTTCACTATCTATCTGTTGCACTTTTTCCCTAATAGTATTAGTTCTTAATTCCAACGGATTCATTGCTAATACTTTACTCTTCCATTTCTCTCCAACTTCTCCCATCACATAATCAATGGAAACGAAATTACCAGGAACTATGCCTAATTGAGATTCATTATGAATATGATAAAATCTAGGAGAAACAGTATTTTCTATTTTTTCTACTTTTAATGTATCAGTATCCAAAATATGGATAAAATTATCATTATTAGCTTCACCATAATTTAATTGCATAGGAGAACCTAAATAATGAAAGGTTCTTTCCCCATAAGAACGTTGTTGTGGTTTGTGGTAATGTCCTGAGAAGGTAATAAGGCATCTTTCCATGAGTTCTGCTGCTTTTAAACCATGAGTAGATAGTTTACCCTTGCTCATTTCAAATGATTGAACATCCCAATGTCCTATTACTATTTTAGAATTAAAAGGAATCTGTTCTAGACTTGTTCCCCAAGGACAATATACAATATCATCAATAGTTGTAACTTCTTCATCAATAATTCTAACATTCTTTCTTGTTTTAAAAATTGATAGAGAAGTAACTTCTGAATGTTCTAGATAAAAAGAACAATGGTTTCCGCTAGTGATAGTAACATTAAAATCTTTTAAAATATCTAGAAATAGATGACCAACATTTAAAGTGAGAAGGGAGATTGAACTTCTATTATGAAAGAAATCTCCGGCAATGATAATATCAGAAATATTTAAACCTTTTAAGGTGTCTCTTAGCCATCTAGCGTAATCTAAATGGATGGTATGAAACAGAGCGGAATCTTTAAGATTTCCGATATGTAAATCTGATATAATTGCTTTTTTACTCATTAGTTAATTCTCGTAAACAACCTCATCATGATCAGAATCAGAAAACACTTTGGGTCGGCGCACATTGGTATAATTTTCTGTGGATAATGTTGCTTCCCATACTTCTTCTTGATAGGCATCAATGGTTTGTTTTGCTAAGTTTTCTTTCTTAATTCTATTAATGAATGAATTGGCACTAATTCCTGTGAAGTAATTAAATGCATCACTCTTATAGGTAATATACTCTCCATCTGCTCTCATTTCAAATACTGCTCCTTCTTGAATCTTCTTTTTACGAATCTTCTGCCGTCTATCGAAATGATAAAAATATTGAATCCCATTACTTTCATCTTTCTTAATAATCTTATCAGTAGAATATCCCTTAAACGAACAATCTCTTACTGCTTTAACCATTTTAAGAATAGCATCGCCAATCATCTCTGCTTTCCATGAATATCTTACAAAGTTAGGAAGATATGCCATTCTATCTGCAATATCATTAATCATTGTGGCAAGTTTATAAGGAAAAGCAGGATAATCTTTTGTTTTATCAACTATTTTTTGAATCTTCCAATCATAATTATCTCCTAATGCCAAATAATAGTTGCGAATTTCTTCCCACATCTCTTCTGGTTTAACATAAATGTCGGTTTCTTTCTTCTTTTCTCTTTTCTTCTTTACAATAGGAATATCATCGTCTTCAAGATAAGCAGCAACAACAGTTGCCTCAATATCTTCAATATTATCTAGTTCAATTTCATCTTCTAAGTCGAGGTTAATTTTTGCCATGGTTTTTAAATTGTTATCTTTGTTATTTTAAAAGGAAGCTTTTCCTTACTATAAATTTGTAATCTCTGTTTAAGATGATCTAGCGAATATTCAGTATTATCTGCAATATCATAGATAATTGCTTTGGATTTATTCTCATGCAATCTCATTGATCTTCCAATAGATTGAGCAATCTGAACACCACTTTTTCCTATACATACAAAGATTACATAAGGAAGATTCTTGATGGATATACCAGTGGAAAATATCTTGGACATACCTACAACAACTACATCATCAGTAGTTTCCATTAATTCAGTAATGGAGGTACGATCTTCTGTATCCATTGATCCTTGAATGAAATAAACTTTCTTCTTAGTATTTTCAGAAATGAGTTTAAGTAATCTTTCCCCATGATCAATTACATCAACAAGAATAAGAATATTACCTTGTAATTTATTTGCTAGTTTAAGAATAACGTCATTTCTTCCTGAATGAGAATAGATGAATTGTTGTTCTTTGATATATCTAGCAGTGGGAAGAAATAATTCGTCCTTGGTAGGTTTATCAGGAGAAGAAAGATGTTTACAGAGGACGACTTTAATTTCTACTTCGGATGCAACGCCTTTTTTACGAGCTTCATAAGAAGAAAACTCATAAACAATGGGTCCAATTTTACCAATAACATTCCAGATTGCTAGATAACCATTGGGTAATGTTCCGGTAAGACCAAAACGATGAGAAGTATTCATATTATGAACTACTTTGTTGATTTTATTTTTCTTTTCTCCTAAAGTGTGAACTTCATCGACAATAACCATATCAAAGTCTTTAACTTTAGAAACGGTGTAAGGAATGTCCGAGATTAGAATTTGACTGTTAGCAACAATGACAGGGGAATTCCAATCAGGTTCAAAACCATCTCCCCAACGAGAAATAATAGGCATGTTAAACTCATTATGAAAAGAGTTAAAAAGTTGATTGACAAGACCTACATTTGGAACGATAATAAGACAACGAAAGGTTGGATTATATTTGAGAATAGTTTTAATTAGTCCTGCTGCCAGGAGGCTCTTTCCCGAAGATACACTAAGCAAACCAATACCTCTGCCGTTCTTTAAAAATTCTTTAATGGTGTCTTTCTGATGATCATAATAAGTAAATCCTTCAATATTTTCTAATTCATAATTGGAAAAAGCAGGCGAGAATACTTTTTTAAATTCATCGGAAACGTTTACCTGTACTGGAATTTGTAGAGATGAAATAAAATTATCCATTTCTTCCCAAAGACCGATAGGAAAAACTCCAGAAGGAGTTATAATATATTTCCTTGGCGAAAACCTTCTTGCCATATAAGAAGGATTAACAACAGAGAATTTTTCTCGAATTAATTTAAAAATATGAGGAGAACATTTTAAAACTCCGCTATTGTTTTTAAAGGAAATATCAATAACTTCTTTTACCATTTTATAAAGATTCCATCTTCATCATCTCGACTAAATTTCTAAAGTCAAAACCTATCTGGTTAAGTTGTTTAACCGCATCATCCAAGTATTCTACAAGAATTTCTTGATCTTGAATTTGTCGATTGATTTGACGAATATCTACGTCTCCTTCTGCTTTTTTCTTTAAGGCAGGAACACTAACAGGTAATACATTTCCTTGAATTTTTTGCTGTAATAGAGCCTCTTTAGCATCATATAAGCGTAACATGTGCTGCTTAGCTTGTGTGCGTCTGTATAGCCATTTGTGACGCATATTAGGGGCACTGTATTGTTTTTCTAAGAGATTAGTTGCATCTACTTGAGTATCAATCTCAAGTTCCTTAGCATACTTCTCGGTCAATTCATTTGTTTCCATTTCAAATACTATAAGGGATAGAATATCACATTTCTAGTAAATATTTGATAATCATGAAAAAATTTAACGATTTCGTAAAGAAAATTCTGTCAGAGTGTGATGGCGGAATGGGAGTTGCATCAGTATTAGGTAACGATGGGCCTTATGACACATCTGATCCGAGAAATCCTACTGTTCTTGGTCCAATACAACGTCGGATTAAGTTCAAGAAGAAAAAGAAATCACGTAAATAATTATATGACTTCTAAATTTGATTCCTTTTATAAACTATGTAAAGAACATTATGATAGAAGTAATTTATCAAATATGTTTCTCCAGGAATTACAAAAATATCCAAGATCGGAAATCAAGGCAGTTAATGAATGGATTGAAAAGGAATTAAAATATTTGGCAAATCAGGCAGAGACAGGTCATATTGATGTTTCTATGTGGAAAGTTCCGCATCCGCCCATTTATCGTCGTGATTATAAGAAACATCGGGAAATATATGATAATGCTGCACATTATATCCAGAGCACAGTTTTAGATTTTCTTGCAAGAAGTCCAAGAAAACGTTATTAACTTGCTTAAATATTTCTCATGTCATGGGAAAATTTACCGCCAGAAGAAGAATTAGAGAATTGGTACGGGTTCGTGTACCGCATCACGAGGTTAAATGCCTTAGAAGGGGAACCCCGATTTTATCTAGGTTGCAAGAAACTTAAATCAAAAAGAAAACTTCCCCCTCTTAAAGGATCAAAACGTAAAAGAACAGTGATTAAGAAATCCGATTATGAAACTTATTATGGTTCTTCTAATGAACTTCTAAAAGATATTGAAAAGTATGGAAAAGAAAACTTTAAACGAGAGGTTTTAAAAATGTGTACTTGTCAATGGCAGTTGAAATATGAAGAGCTTTGGTTCCAAATTCAAGAAAATGCTATTCTTAAAGATACGTACTACAATGGAATATTAAATGCTCGCATCGGAAAGGTTCCCGTAAAATTAGTGGAAGAATATAAACATCTTTTGTGATATATTATCACCATGCAATACCAATTCATGCTTCTTGAAGAATTCTTCAAATCATGGCAAATAGAATATATCAATCTTCTTAATTCTTGCCAATTATTAGGCAAGTTCACTCCTGATTGTAAGAAAATCCTCATTTATCTCTATCTAACCAATATCAATAAACTCTTAGATAAGAAGGGTTTATTATTTTATCATACTGATGTTCTTTCTCCTAATTTAGAGATTTTTCAATATATTGATTATGAAAAGTTTAACACTTTCTTTAATAAAATTTCTAAAAAAGTGAGAAGTTTAACTGGAAAGGTTTTCATTGTGAAAAATAATAAACTTTCCTATGTTCCATCTATGGATAATTACGATAAATTAGATGGATGTATTCAAGACGAAATCCTTTTACTTAATAATATTAAATCCGATATGAAAGAGTTTAAGAAATTTCTGTCAGAAGTTAATCTGAAACATATTTTCAATGATATGACAAGAAAGTGTTGCTAACCCATAAAATGTGAATCTTTAAAATCCTTATCACCTTCTGGTGTACTATCAGAATTATCTAAGTATTTTACGGATAACACATTCCATTTCTTTTTGGCGAAAAATGCCATTAAATGTTGTTTAGTTATATTGCTTTTTGGTTGAGCTTCTTGCCAAATATAGACAGTTCTATTGGAGAAATTATATCTCCATTGTATTTCAGTTGGATCATTTAGTAAACCTGCAAATGATCTGGGAACAACAGACCTATCTCCAAGTATATTAACTCTTCTATCAACTAATGCAGAATGTCCTATTTTTGGATCATATACATAAGCATAAGCAGTTCCTTCATTATTAGTAAATCCAATCAATCCGAGTGCTTCTGCTTCTAATAACATATCAACGTAAGAATCGAAACTTTCATGAACATTTGCATGTAATGCTTGAATATATTTCTTTGCTTTCTCGACGGAAGAAGAGCAACCTACTTTCTTTCCACTCTTCTTTAAATAAACGCAATTCCCTTTTCTTATATATGGCATTAAATTATTTATCAATGACCAGACAAATAAATTTCATCATATTTAGGAATACGTTTTTGTACATTTTCAACAGTCAATAACTCGGCAGGAACAAGTTCCAATAACCTTGAATCATGGTAATCTACATGATCGTCATAATTCCTTTGTTCATACATTATGTTATAAGAGTAAATGTATGAATTAGCTTCTTTGATATATTTGGCAAGTTTTACGGGTAACTTATATTTCTGAATCTCTTGTAAAACTCTTTGTTCACAATCAATTTCCAATAATTGAATATTCAATAAATCCTTTAAAGAATAATCATTGGATTCAAAATTGATATATCTAGTGAATAAAGTATCACTGGCTACTCCATTCTTCCATATTTCTGTCTGTTCTTTCCATTGTTTGAAATGACAATATTCATGAATGAAATAATGAAAGAAATTCACAAAATCATCATTAAATGACCTTAAAATAAACTTAGGAAAATTACTAATAGAAGGATCAAAACAACTATAAGAATGTCTGCTTATATTGGTTCTCTTAATCAAAGAAATAGAAACACCACTTAGAAACATTTCCTTGATAGCTTTACCAATATATGCTTCCTTTGTCATAGATTATTACTTCTTTTTCTTACCAATCACTTGATCATGAATTAGTTTACGACATAAGTTAGCATAACCGGGATTCATATCAATGATATTTGCTCCTTCAAAGAACAATACGAAAGGAGAATGAGTTGCAATAATAACTTGAAAATGTTCAGATAAAGTTAACAACGTCTTAAATAATTCAAATTGTTTAGGAAGAGCAAGAGCTTTTTCCGGTTCATCAAATAGTAAGGTAATCTTTCCATTGCGAGGAAGACTTTGAATGTATTGAACTTCTGCAAGAGCGGCTTGTTTATCAGCAATATCTTGAGGAATAGCAGCAAGATTAGGTGGATTTTGAATCACTTGCATAATCTTGTTGATTTTATGAATACGATATTGTCCGCTAGATGGTTTTGCTGCCATTACATCTAGTTGTTCTGCTCCTGTGGTAATACCATCTTCTGATAGTACAGAATTATCAAAGAACCATGTAAAATTGTTCTTGTTGAGCATTTCCGAATCATTATAGAATGTTGGTGTTCCATCCCATACTACTTGGGCATCAATGTTAGCAGGAGTATATGCCTTATATACATAAGGAAAATGATTGACATATCTTGATGCTAATTTCATTGGATCAGAAATAGCGGACCATCCCCCTTTTTGAATACCGCAGTATGCAGCCATAGTTTTTAATGTAGTACTTTTGTTACATCCGTTCTCACCAAAAAGTACGTTCAATGCAGACCCAAACGTAAAAGTTTTATCTTTAATATGAGGAAAATTGGTCGGAAAGCCGTTTAGAAATTTAATACTTTTAATCATTTATTTAAAAACCAAATTGTTTCTTAATTGAATCAAGGTCTTCTGTACCTTCAAAGATCATTGACATTTTATCTGCAATCATACCAGATACATCTTCAATAGAAGGAGGATTAGGATTAACTAAATTACTCACTAAATTAACATATTGATAATAAGAGATAATAGTTTCAATTCCTAATAGAAGGAATCTACTTTTCTCTTTAATAAAGGTGAAATGACTTTTAATTTGATTACTTTGATCTACGAATTGTTGAACAGAACTAGGATCATTAGGATTGTAACTTAAAGCAACAGTATAATTCTTTGTTTCATTTTCTTGAGTTTGTTGATTGAAACTTTGAAAAGAAATATCGAAGTATTTGATATTATCTAATGTTAGATTAGATGAAGCAGTATCACCAACAATGAAGTTTTCCGTAGAAGTGGTTATTTCTGGGATGTCGGTATTAGCTAGATCGAAGTCTAATTGTTCATAGGCTTCTCTGGTGATGCGGACTTCGGTATCAATATAATCTTTAACCGAGAGGGATAATTCGGTGCATCCTCCTGTTGGAGAGTTTAGAATAATTTGATGATTTTGAAGTTCATCATCATCAGGAACGGTTTCAAATCCAAGGGATTTCTTTAAGTCGGTTCGTAGTTTTTGTTCGTTGAATTGCATATATATTTTATTGAAAAGGTTTTGCTGGTAACATAAGAGTATTAGCTAAATGTTCATAGCCTTCATTCTTATCGATATTAGGTACTTCAGTTGTAACATTCTGTTCTTCTGATAGAAGTTTTGACGGTTGTTCAAAATGTGCAAGCAACACTGCCACCTCCTCGGCTATTTTCTTTTCTTTGGCTATTTTTTCGTCACGTTCTTTTGACCATTGATCGAAATAACTTTCTTTTTTAGCTAAAGGAGTATTGTTTTTAATATACTCTTTGCACATATTTTCATATATACTAGCTAGTTGAAAGGGTTTTTCTGGTAAAGACTTAATTGATTTAAATTTCTCTTCAATTTCTTCATTAGTAGGAGTATGAGAATAATTGACTAGTCGAGTAGGCGTTAAATGTTCTTTAATTTGATCTACATCAGAATCTTTCGCAAAAATTCCTTCATAAAAATTCTTACGATTTTCTTCTTTAGAAAAATCTGTTGATGCAGCACTACACTGGAAAACGTTCAAATCGTTTTTAAAGCTATTACATAATTTAAAAAACTCTTCGGTATTCCATGGATCAATATCGACTAACTCACAAGAATTCTCTTTCTCAGGAACTACTTCATCTTTATATCCCTTATACTCTTCGCCGGTATATCCCCAAGTATCAACATCTTCTTCCTTCTCTGGATGAGAACATTTCTTTTCCTCAAATTTACCATGCTGAATATAATCAAAAAGTAAATCCGTATCATCAATCAATTCTGTGACAGAATGATGCTCAATTGAGCTATATTTTAGGGTCTTAAGTAATTCTAATCGAATATTACTTGCCTCATTTAAACTATTATATTTCATACTTTTTCTGGTAACTCTATTTCCTTAATATTAATCGAAGCCTTATTGATATATTCTAAATTATACAAATACTTCTCCAATTCTTCTTTATCTTCATTTAAACGGGTAATGTTCCACGTCTTCGTATCATCATATTGGTAAAATCCAATGTAATATGTTTTAAAATTCTTTGACATTCCTATATATTAACATTAATACAGTTGAGATTCAAGGATTTCCGTATTATCAACTGAAATTTCTTGAATTGCTTCAGGAGAATAATTCTTTAAATGTTCCGTGTAAGGAATAAACAAATAACCGTGACATTCAGGACATAATTGTTCATCTTCAAAACAAATTAAATCGCATCCTTGACATTTTTTATTGGATTTGAAAAGAACATAACGAATAAATTCGCTTAAAGATTCATTGGGAAGAGTGGTTGAGATATTCATAAAATATAAAGAAGTTTCTTGGGTCGAGTTACAGCAGTATAAAGGATTCTTTTACGTTCATCAGGTCTATTATTCCTCATAATATCATTATAAACAATAAAAGAATTTTCATATGTACTGCCTTGCCCGCAATGGGCAGTTATTGCGTAGTTAAAATTCACCGCAGAAAACTGCTCAATGAATCTGTAATACACTTTCCATTTATTGATTTTTTTCTTTATATCAACCTCTTTTATTGCATTATTCGATAATCCTTGTAAAGTAATATTATATAATCTCTCTGACTTCTCATGTAAAATATGAATCCAGAATTCTTGATCTTCGTCTCCTCTTACTAAACAATTATAATATTGAAAAGTTCCTTCTGGTAATACTTTAGTCTGCTCATTAATCTCCAATACAACTAAATCTTCATTAGTATTGAAAATAATTTCATCTTCATTATGATTAGCAACATCTTTAATAGGTTTATCAGCAATCAATTTCTCTCCTAATACAATTTTATTACATTTTCCATATTTCATATTCCTAATGATGGAATTGAACATATCAACCGTTGCATTGGTCCATGCAATAACCTTGGCATGATTAGCATCCTTATCAAATGCTTCTGAACAAAAATAATGTCTCAATAAAGTATTAAGAATCTGCTTATCACCATTAAGCATCACTACTCCAGTTTTATCAACTAATTCCTTTTGTCCAGGAATAAAATTAAATTTATCAGTTAAAATACTTTGGGAACATTTAATGATAGGATTTCCTGCTGCTTGACGAACAATTTGAGTCAATTGAAAATGTGAAATATTGTATAATGCTCTTTTTTCTTCAAGCATAGGAATTGCATGTGTGTGATTAACCGGATTAATCTGATTAGCATCTCCTACAAATAGAACCTTGGTGCCTCTAAAATTCTGCTTTTCGATTTCATGAAATAATTCATCGGAAACCATTGATGCTTCATCGACAATAATCAAATCATAGAAAGAAAGTTTACAGGGAGATTTAGCATCTTTCTTATAAATCTCTTTACCATCTTTAGTAATTAAGTGTTTAAGACCTAAAAGAGAATGTAAAGAAGAGAAATCAATTCTATCTTTATTTTCGTCTTTGCACATGGCTTTTGCAACTTTAACAGCTTTATTCGTAGTTGCCGTTAGAGCAATTTTGCCGAATAGGCCATGATTAACCATATAATCAACAATTAACGAACATAAAGTAGACTTACCACTTCCAGCTTGGCCAGCAAGCAATGCCATATCATTATCTCCCCTTTCAATAAAATTAATAATATTATCGTATGCTTTTTGTTGGTCCTCTGTTAAGACAATATCCATACTCAACTATACATTAATGAACACTTGGTATCAATTTATTAATATAATCTTTTACAGTATCCACTAATCCATCTTCAATTTTAATCAATGGTTCCCATCCTAATTCCCTCTTTGATTTACTATAATCAATTAAATATGTTTTATCATAACCGGGACGATCTTTAACAAATGTCTTCAAGGTATGATAACTTTTTTCTTTGGGATGAGTTTTATCAAAATAATCACAAATAATATCACAGATGTTTAGATTGGTTACATTCTTATTTGTTCCAAATAGATAAGACTCTCCATTCTTACCGGCTTGTATTGCTCTTATAATGCCTCTACAATGATCCGTAACATGAATCCAATCCCTTTGGTGCAGACCGTCCCCATGAAGCGGAATTTCCTGCCAATTAACGCAACTATCAATAATCTTGGGAATCAACTTCTCTGTGTGTTGTCCCAATCCATAATTATTGGAACAATTAGTCACAATAACTGGAAAATTATAGGTATTATAATAAGCCTTTGCAATATGATCTGCTGCGGCTTTTGATGCAGAATAAGGATTATTAGGATGATAAGGAGTTTCTTCAGTAAATGCTTTTCCTCCTTGATCTTCAACTGAGCCAAAGCACTCGTCCGTACTAACTGCTATCATTTTTCCTTGAATATTTTCATCTGTCCAATAATATCTTGCTTCTTCTAAGATATTATATGTTCCCCAGATGTTAGATTCTAAGAAAGGTTTTGGTCCTTCAATAGAATTACAAACGTGTGTTTGGGCAGCAAAATGAACAATTAAATCAATCTTATATTTGCTTAAAATTTTATAAACAACATCAGTTGTGATATTGCCTCGAACAAATTCATATCTTTCATCATACCAAGGTTCATGAGAAGGATTAGTTGCTGCATAATTCAGAATATCTAAATTAACAACTTTATTGAATTTAATTGGTTCTTCTTTGAAAAGAAGTTTAAGAAAATTCCATCCAATAAATCCACATCCACCTGTTACCAATACATTAAATCTTTTTTGTTCCATGAGTCTAATGTTTTATTTAGGGACTCATATATATCAGGTAAAGGGATACCAAGATTAATTATTTTAGAAGAATCAAGAGTACAATTTGACCTTGGTACTTTTTCAATCTTTTTAATTTCATTAATATCGTCTAATATTTCCCATTTCCTATTTTTAGGAACTAATCCTTTTTCTTTTAACAAATTAGCAATATCTTGTGCTCTAACCTTTCCAGGATTAGTTACATTATATACCCCGTAGGGGTGTTTATTAAGATAACATTCGGTTGTTGCCCTAACAAAATCATTAATATTAGAAATAGAATTATATTGATTTGTTAATTTATCAAATTTAATTATTTTAGAAATGAAATTCTTGGGATGATCGATATAATCAAAAGGAATACGTAGTCGCCAAATATAAGAATTATCTAAATAAAAAAATTTAATACCTTTCTCTCCTCCTATCTTGGTGGAAGAATACCACGATTTATCAAAATTAGGAATATCTTCTTCATTGAAATTATCATCACCGGAATATATGCAACCGGAGGAGACATGACCGAATCCAATTCCAAGGATTTTACAAGCCCATGCAAGAGTATGAGGAAGATAAGTGTTTGCATCTAAGCAAACGTGTTTATTATCTTCACATGCATCAACATTAGGGATTCCTGTATATCCTGAACAATTGATAACAAATGATGGATTATATTTGGAAATTAAATCAAGAATTTCTCCTTTTAGGAAATTTTCATATCGAATAGATTCTGTTTTATATGGAATATTTTTAAATTTAAAATATTCTTGGTACTTCTTTCCTACGTAACCTGTTGCGCCGAATAATAAAATCATGGGTATTTATATATAAAAGTTTTATTATTATTATTAATATCGTTATCAATAAAAGTTTTAGCTTCAGCAAGAGTCGGAAAATGAATTACTTTTAATGAAGGAGATGGCTGATAAAATTTCCATCCCCATAGAAACCATTTAATTTTATACTGAGGATAAAATTTTGATCCTTGTTGAAAAATTCTATATGAATACATATTAAAAAATTAATGCTTTGTTTAGTTTCTTTTCTTCTATTAATTTAATTAATACTCCTCCATGACATTTATTCTCTGATTGACACCAACAAAGTAAATCTTTATCTTCTAATTCCTCTAATGAATCCCATAGTTCAGGGGTATTTCTTACTCTTTCTTCATATAAATTTAAATTTTCATCCAATGTCATTTCAGAAGTAATTGGATTAGGATTGTGCCACTTTGACTCACTTACCCCATAAGTTACATTCTTACGTCCAATATAAATTACATTATCGGAAGGTCTAATATTATTTCTTATATTTAAGACTTTCATTGATTAGTAAGGGTGTATAATCTCTTTAAGATGGTATTGTTTAAGTTTGAAATGATCAATTTTATTTTTAGCTTCGTTAAGAGAACTACATTTTACATATTCATGTTTTTCATCATCCCAGAAACGAGAATAAATTATTCCCCAATTACTCCATTCAGGATAAAAAGTATATCCTTTTTGACTTATTCTATATTTCATAATTTTAATTAATAACACTAAAATTCTTTTGATAAACAGATTGAACCAATTTATCCACATAATCGTTCCAACTATTGTTATTTTGATGCGCTTTTATCCACTTAAACTTTACATTTGGAAATTTTTGTAATAGTTCCCATAATACTTTCCAATGTTTTGCATTAGGAATATCTTCTGTACCATTTTTCCTAGTAAAGTTCTTTGTTGCCCATTTATTAATCCAATTCAAATTAATTGCATTTACCACATAATTACTATCACACCTAATTAAAATTTCTTCATTTTTATCAGATAATGATTGTAAGGCAGAAATAACACCTAATAATTCCATTTCATTATTTGTAGTGTTGTTTACTTTCTTAACTGATTCTCTCATTTTAATTCCAGATTCATTAATAATGGCATAAGCATATCCACCAATATTATTTGCTCCTCTTCGATTAATATCGCATCCTCCATCTGTAAAAATTGTTATCATATACAACTAATATAACCTATTCGTCAACTTATTTCCACATTTTTCTCCATCAAATTTCGTTATGGAAATTATAAAATCAGCTAATAATATTCTAATATTTTAATTATATATTCTAATATATTAGTTACATTTTATTTCAAGGTTTGTTTGCGACTGTTTTCTGATTCAGTTTTAACAATGGAAATCCCTACCTTTTAAAAAAATTTTATTAATTAAAAAGTAGTAACCATTGTTAAAACTGAATCAGAACCAGAAGCAATATGCCACTTGTTACTTTCATCAGGGAAACCGTTCTGCATACGTAAGTCAACCAATTAACACTTAGAACGTTTTCCTTAATCCAGACTGCAAATCCCTAAAAGCTTGTTCTAGAGTTGAGTTTATGAATGTATGCATAGACAATTTAAACAAGTAAAACCAGGTTGTCAACAATTATTTTAACTTTTTCGTCATAAATATTAGCATCATGAGTTATTTTAACGAAACAATAGAAAAAATCCTTCAAGAAGAGAAAAGCCGCACAGATGCCCTTATTCTTGAGTTAAACCAAGGCAAAGGCGGAATGGCTAACCAATCAGGCACAACCACTCCAAATGCGTCAAATCCAGCGCAAATGCAAAATAGCCCTAATCCAGCAAATACAACAGGAAGTCCTAGTACAAATCCTGCTTCTTCTAACACTAATACTCCTGTGACGGCTAATTCCAATCAACCCACTGCTAATACTGGAATGAATACTAACCAAACCTCTCAAAATACAGGAAATCCACAAGAAGATGAAACAACTGAATTTAATAATTTGGTGGCAATGCAACAAAAGAATCCGGCAATGTTCAATCAACAAGCAAAAATATTAGCAGGTGATCCTAATAAGTTTAGTCGGTTTATTGCTCATTTGACTCAACCAATGAACGGTTAATTATAAATAGGATTAATAAAATGAAAAAATTTCTTGCAGAATATCAAAGATTATTAACAGAAGCAGAACAACCACCTTCTCCTCCTGGAGCAAATAGTATGGGACAAGCCCCTGCTCCCAACGAAGGCGAACAAGGAAGTCAATCTGCTGATGAAGATAATTTAGATGAAGAACCTATTACGGACGTAGAAGATCGTCCTGTTTCTCCTGAAGAAATTGAATTGGCAAAATTAGCAGTAAGGGCATTATATTTTAATACTGATTCAAAAGATGTTCATCAATTTTCCCTTAAAGTAGGAGATGATCGTATTCCTTTTGAAAAGATTCCTGATTTCTATGAAGCAACTAAACAATGGAAACCAGTTATTGCTTTCGTTGAATATGTAATGGATAAATTTGAAGGCTTTTCTTCTAAATGGACCGAACAAGATGATATTAAAGGAAAGAATATTTTAGATAAAATTAAATTGTTTAATAAGAAAGCAAAAGGTGATGAAAAATTAGACAATGGCAAAAGATTATATTGGATAAGAATTATTCTTAATTGTCTGTTACATGGAAAACCTACGGAGAATTTAACTATTGCAGATGTTAATGAGAAGAATATTAATGAAATATTTGATATGTTGAAAATGCATTATGGTATGGATACCAGAGGATTAACCCCTGGAAAAGATGTACGTGCTCCCGGTATTTTCTAGAATTGTCTTGAAACTGTTATTGTGGTCGGTTATTATGTAAATAACCATCATGGCAACTTCAAACGAGTCCACATTACAGGTATCAAAAGATTATATTTTTAATCCAAAAACAAATAAATATGTTTTTCAAACAGAGAAAAAGTTTGGGAGAAATTTAGTTTTTTCCAAGGACAAAATTGATACAATTATTAAGTTGTATTCAAATTTTGATAAGCAACCAGCAACGGCAGGAGAGATTGCATTAAAAATGGGTATTCCAAAAGAAACCATTGTGCATATTCTCCGTGTATTAAAAATTACACATGATGCATTGCCCTTCTCTAAGGAAAAAATTGAAGAAGTGGAAGAAGATGTATTGGTGGAAGAAATGGCGAATTCTAAGTCATTTAATATTCAACAGAAGTTTGAAAAGAGGGATTGGAAACAGACACAAGAAGATGCCGAGAAATGGCGGGAATTACAGTATAATGTGATTCAACCAATTGAGAGAAAATTAAGTAATTGGAATCCCCCAAAGTATATCCCGCTTAAAAAGAAAGTAACAAAGGGCAAAGTTGATATTATTTGCGCTCTCAGTGATTTACATGTGGGGGAATTTACCAATAGTGAGAAATTATTTCATGGAAGAGATTATAATAGTCAGATTGCAGAAAAGATTATTAATGATTACTGTGAGAATGTTATTTCTGATTTAAAGGAAAAGAATCAATCGGTGGATACTGCTTATTTGTGTGTGTTGGGTGATTTTTTGCATTCGGCATTTAATGGAACTACTGCCCAAGGAACAAAGTTGACCAGTGATTTGATCAATGAAGAACTTTTTGAAAAAGGACTGAATATTTTAACTAAGTTTATTAGTAGATTTAATGAAGCCTTTCCAAAAGTGGTGGTTAAGGTCCAGCGCGGCAATCACGAGGGGGTAGTTGCATCATATATTGGATATGCTCTGCAACAATATTTTAGATTAGATAAGGCTATTGATATTGAAGTGGTTAAATCATGGGCAACCATTTTTAAAGTTAAGAAGTTAGCAGTATTAGCATTTCATGGCGGAAGTGATACATTAAAACATGCAAATGTTCCTAGACAAGATGGGCAAATGCGGTCATATATTCAGGAATTGTTTTTAGCTAAACAGAAGGATATTGCTGATTGTACTGACCGGATAGTTATTTCTGGTCATACGCATGCCTTTACTCATAAAGACATGGGATCATTTGATTTCTATGTCATGGGAACAAGTGTCATTGGAGATTGTTATGCTGATACAATGAATTTTCCTAGATCAAAGGCTAGACAAAATTGTCTTATTATTAAGGATAGTAAAGTAGCAGAAACTCTTCATTATTACTTTTAATATGGGCGAATCGTTTAAAGAATTTTTTCTTACCAGAAATCCTGAAATGCGAAAGATTTATCAGGTTATTCAGGAAATGTCTGCCCAGATAACTGAATATCGGGACATTCTAAAGGATAATTATGAGAATTTGGTTATTACCAAAAAAGTAGTAGAAGAAGGAGATTATATCGGCACATTTGAATGGAATCAAAATAAATTAGAGATTTATGAATATGATTTTTCGGAAACCGGGACAGACGAAAGAAAATTATTTTTTGTTTTGAATAAACAGATTACATATGTGAAATTATTTTTCTTTGAACATAAAGGCGCAGCATATATTAATGATGTAAATTCAAGGGGAGGGGATTTTAGAAGAATTGTTCCCGAAATTTATATTAGATATTTGTTGACTAGAAATGATCGTATTATTTCCGACAATATTCAGACTCGAAGCGGATTTAATATGTATCGATATATGTTGTTAGAGAAAGAACGATATGATATTGTAATGAATGTATTAGATGTACGAACAAATAAAGAGATTCCTATTAATGACGTTACAGAATTGGAGAAATATTTCGGGGATGCAACAGAGTTTGTTAACTATAGATTTGTAATCAGAAAGAAATAATATGGGAAGAAGCATGATAACATGGATTTAACTAATTTTACAGAATTCGATGTATTCGATTTAAATCCGAAAACTTTTAATCTCCTCACCTTAAGAGATTATAAAGAATAATTAGATGATTATATGTTAGATGATTGTTCTAAATTGGTGAGGATTTTCAGGAAATATGATTTATTTATCAATCCTATGCAAGCCTATTTTATATGGCTTGAACGATCCGCTGCATATAATGCAACATGGTTAATTGATATTGAAGAAGTTACTGATATTAATGATAAGAATCAAACTGATGCAATCATGCGCAGTATTATCCGCTTTACAGATTATTTGATTTATGAACCTTATAAGGAGGGTTACAATGATTGATTTGCTATATCAATATAAAATGTGTGAGGAGAACGGCCATGATTGGAGTATCTCATTTGAGAAAACTCAACAATGTACTAAGTGTAGAGGAATACGATTTCGTGAAAATGGGTTATCTTTTTTAGATAATTTTCAAAAATCAGCTAAAGATGAATTGGATAAAATACTATCTAATCCTTTTCATAAAAAGTTATATAATTATATTCGCAATGACTTATCTGGTATTCTTAACGGTTTAGGAGATAAATTTGCCACTTTTGAATATAACGATTTTCTAATATCAGAAAAGTTTCAGATGAAGATGGTGGAATTATTTCAGTTAAATAATTTTCATGAACAGCGTTTTGATAAAAGAAAGTTAAAAGAAGAAATAATAGATTTTTTGATGGAATCACAGTTAAATGAAGAGTTTATTATTGGCGATAAACAAGTGTCTTTCTTTGATATTTGGCCATTTAATGATAGAGAGTTGAATTTTTTTACATATATTAAAAATAATTATGAAATTTAATATTGATGAATTAGTAGTTTTTAGTCCTAAAGTATATGCTCCGCCATATAAACCTTATTATGATAATTATGTTGAGCAGATTTTTAAAATTGTTGCCTTTCATGAAGGGGATCATATAGAGTTAGAATGTATATCTGATAGTAATATCATTGTAAACGGTTATATTCATCCCGACGAAATTCTTAATATTTCTGATTATTTTCAGATTCTTTCCGAATATCATAATTCAGGATGGCAGGATTTATGGTTAAATATGAGTGAATATATTAATGCTTCTAATGAAAATAAAGAAAACTTCAAAAAATCATTTACTGGAATAATCATAGAAAGAATTAACAAATTATTGGATTATCATAATTCGATAAAAGCCATTTAAAATATGCCGAAAGTAATATATAATTTCCTAAAAAATGCTGATAAAATTGTTTCCCTTGCTAAAGAGCATGATTCATTATTTGTGAAACGTTCGGGAGAAGATGCCCATGCAGGATTTATTCCAGGAGTTTGTTCCCGTTTCCAAACTCTTAAAGATGAACATATGTCTGCTGAATTAAAAGAAGCAATTTTTGATGAAGCAAATGAATGGGACGAAGATACCCGAGATTTCTGGGAATTTATTCAAATACAAAAATATGAACCAGGAGATTATATTGTTCCTCACCGGGATTCATATCGTGTTAGAAAACTTCATTTAATTACCTTGACAAGTGGTAAATTTGATGGATTAGTATGTGAGAAAGATCAAGAACTTATTTTTATTCCAGATGAAGCAGGACAATATGTGGACTTTCCTTATACGGCAGCACATTATGTTTCCCCTGTTAAAGAGTTAAGATATAGTTTAGTTATGGGAATTTAATGAAAATATCTAAAATATTATATACCGATGATAGGTCTTATACGGCTGCATTCAGTCTCGCCCATAAAAGAATATTTGCTAATGTGGAAAATATTATATTGAATGGGCAGTACGGATTTACCTTTAAATCGACTATAAGACATGAGTTAATTCATTATCTTCAAGATAAAAAAGGTTACGATTTACATCATCCTTTAATATTATTTGGATGCGAATTTGTTGCGAATTGGAAATCACAGAGGAGAGAGCGAGATATATTTTATAGGGTGAAAAATATACCAAACTATATAGAACGTTCCATGCTATCCTTTTCATACGTCTATAAAAGGGCAGGAAAACTAAAAAGGTTGTTTAATTTAAAATCATGAATGTAGATAAACTAATATTAAAATATAATCTGAAAGCAGATTCGTACTATACCGAAAGTCCTTATAAAAAGCCACGAAACGTGGAGGAATCACAATATGTTTTTAGTGAGATAAAGCGACTTAATGAGAAATACAAGAAGCATATTCCTAAAGGTTGGACCGGTTTTAATGGACTTGGTTATCCCATGCCTTTATTCTGGATTTCCGTATTAGAAGAATTTACGGATGACTTGGTGGAGAATTTTCCCGATATTGAATTATACCAACAAAAGATAAAATTTGGGGGTTTAAGATACTATACAAATAATAATTCTCCAGAAGTAAGAGAAGATATTTCTAAATTAGAAAAGGTACTAAGTGATAAACATTTAATTTACTGAGATTATGATTAACTATAAACTTTTAGATGATTCTATCAGCTTTTATACCTCGAAAGGTTATAACAGAATCGAAGCACCCTGGACCACTTCTGAGTATATTAATAATATTACTGCTCCGAAAGGAGTAACACAATTTCAATTTAAACATAATGATAAATGTTTAGTTGCATCAGGAGAACAATCGTTTTTATATCTTTATCTTAAAGGGTTTCTCCCTAAAGGTAAGTACCAAACGACCACTCCGTGTTTCCGAATGGAAACATTCGATCTTACTCATACCAAATACTTCATTAAGAATGAGTTAATTATTACTGATGATGTAAATTTGGACAATTTGTTAGATATGGTTTCATATGCTAAAACGTTTTATTCTCGCTATTTAAACAATGTTACCAAAGAAAAGACTGAGAATGGGTATGATTTGGTATGTAAGGGCGTTGAATTAGGCTCTTATGGAATTAGACGCTGCGAATTCTTAGAATGGATATATGGTACTGGATGCGCAGAACCGAGGTTATCCACCGTTATTAAATTACAAAATAAAAGATATGGGCTATCATAAAACACAAATTCCTAAAGGAACTATTGGACAATTTTCCAAAATCGAAGAAGAATTTTTGGAATTAAAAGACGGAGTTGAACAGGGAGATAAAATTCTTCAAATAGTAGAATTAACTGATTTGATTGGAGCAATTGATTCTTATGGTTTTTATCAATTTGGTCTTTCTTTAGAAGATTTAATTAAATTCACACGGAAAACTCAACAAGCCTTTAAAGATGGAAGCCGAGAATAAACAAAGTGTAACTCTTGAAGAAGCTCTTACTCAAGTAAGGAAATCTGAAGAAGTACAACGGAAAGCATTTGAAGAAAAACGAAAGAAACAAAGAAACGGATTAATAAGAAGCGGAGAAGCGCATAAAGAAACCGAAAAGATTTGACTCAAACCCATAAACATGTTATAATAACTCACGATGAAAATCATTCTTGAAAAAACACAAAACTCTATTAATAAGCCGACTAACTATATCTTTGTCGGGGACTGCTCAGGCTCCATGTGGTCTTCAATTAAGACTCTCAGAGATACATTGCTTGCCACTAAGAATTTAATTGGGCCACAAGACACTGTTTCCCTTGGCTGGTTCAGTGGCTATAATAAATTTGACTGGATCATTAAAGGTGCATCTAATCTCACAAACTTTGATGCCCTAATTGAACAAAACGTTTATGCTCGCGGAGCGACACATTACGAACAAATCCTCAAGAGTATTGACGAAGTTATTCAAAATGTCTCCACTTTAACAGGCCATAACAATATTAATTTCATGTTTCTTTCAGATGGTCAACCAAATGACCGTTCTTCTGAACGAGACATTCTTTCCATTTGTAAAGAATTAAATGGTAAGTTTGCTTCGGCAAAAATTATCGGTTATTCTGGTTATTATAACCGTAAACTTCTGCTCGATATGGCAGAAGCAATTGGCGGTCAAATGTCCCACATTTCCGACCATTATGAACTAGATACGGATTATAAGACCTTCTTCTCTAATCGTGTTCAAGTTAAGAATATTCCTCTTATCAAGAAATTTGATCTAGTTTGGCAAGTATCTACTAACGATGTTCTACTTCTAAATCAAAAAGAAGATAATTCTGTTGATATTCAAGATAACGGTGAAGAAAGCGAACTATTTGCTATTGATTATTCTGAATTGAATGGATTAACAAGTATCAATGATGCAAAGTTTGTTTATTCTCTCGCTTATATTCTAAGTCAGAAGAATAAGGCGAATCTAGGCGTTCAATTACTTCGGACAGTAGGAGATTATAAGATGGCACAATCCCTCCGTAAATCCTTCACTGTTGCTCAGAAAGGTGCAATCGAGAACATGATTCGGACTTTTGCTCTTCTTGGCGGAACACCCGTTATTACTGAACAACCTAATACAACCAAACTAGAAACCTTCTTAGAAGAACTGGATTCTAAAGAAGTATATCTAGACACTAGTAATAGTGATTATACTTCTATTTCTCGCAAAGGAACAAATGTTTCTAAAGTGGAATGGAAATTAACGGATGAAAAGGCAAAGATTATTCAAGTTGTTCCTAATGAGAATCGCCCAAATATTTCTCTTCTTACTGTTCGCCAAGGGGAAATTACTAATGTAACTGATGAAGATTTAGCCAATAGAATTACTTCTTTTAATGCTACTGCTCCTAATCCTATTATTTTTCCGATCAAATCAACAACATATCGTAACTATTCTTTAGTTGCTAATGGTGATTTTAATTTCAAGAAACTTGTTCTTGAGGAGAACGGACAAACTTCCGTGATTTATCCTGATAATGATCTTGATATTTTTGACGAAGAAGTGAAATCAATTCATATCAAGGATTTCGTTAATCTTAATAAGACCTTGATTAAGGAGAAAGCACATGTATCTACTTTAAACTTCTTTATTAAGAATAATTCAGAACAAAAGCATGCAGAAGATTGGAGAGTTAGTAATTATGGAGCAGAAGGTGCTAAATTACTTGAAGAAATGGGCATTGATTATGCTGGACGGTATTCTCCTAAGAAGGAATCTATTCCAGTTGCAGAAGATGGTGATTATTTAGAATTTCTTGAAATTGACGGATATATTAAAGGAGCATCTACTGTTTCTGCTTCTGCCTCATTTAAGAAGTGGGAGAAGAAAGCAAAGCCAAATGCTGCTGATGAAATATTATATCCTCTCTTTGAGAAATATACTGAAATGCAAAAAGCATTATCTAAAGAGCTGTTTGTTGAGATGCTTCAAGGTATTTTAGAAGGAGTTCAAAAGACTACTAAGATTCTATCCAGAAAATTAGCTGCAATGAAGTTCTATCTTGCTACAACGAATTCGTGGTTCGAAGGAATTGATAAAGCGGATGAATTTGAATATGATGGATTTGTGGTGAAAGTTAAAACTGCTAAAGAATATATCTAATATGAACACATGGCCCAAACACATGATTAATGATCTTGATCAATTGTATAGTCAACATACGGTAGTCGGCACTAAAGGGAAATTGAAGTTTTGGAATGAATTAAATCCGAATACTTTTTTCTCGAAAGAGTTAACCGATGAAGGTTATATAGGAGCATTCGAGCACGAATATTTATCCAATTTATATCCAGGAGAATTTGAATATTATTGAAATATGAGTAAAACCGTTATATATGCATTATTCAATCCTAAGAATAAGCAATTCACTGCATGGATGAATGACCTCTCTTCAATGCCTGAAGCGGTATTGAATACCCTTCTCTTTCATGAAATCAATTTAGAAGAATACGGTGTTACTGATGCCATGTTCAATCCTGAAAGATATAGATGGATTGGCGATTATGATACAGGAAAGTTTACTGATTTATTAGCAGATAATAAAGCCATTGTCACAGAGACAGAAGTGAATGAAAAATATGATTCAATTTTCTTTAGAAAATATCCAATTAAAGATGTTCTGTTTACTTTAATTGAGAATACTCAGATGAGGACTAAAGAGGGATTGGAGATGCAAGCTTTTCTGAGAAAGATGTTGCATAGGAAGAAAACAGATGTAGAATATTATAAGACTTCTGGTGTTCATATCTATGAAACCGAAGAAGAACAGAAACAAAGAGAAAAGAAAGCATTTGAATAAAATGGAAGAATTGACCGCAGATAATATAATCCTAATTGGAGACACTCACGAGCTTACGTTCGTCGATCTTTTGGAGCATTATAAATTAGAGAATTTCATCATGCTCGGGGTTGGCGATCACGGCCTGGGGTTCGCCCCTCATTTATTCGATATGATTAATATCAATAAATTAAATGATTATTGTAAAGAACATAATGGGAAGATATTAGTATGCCGGGGCAATCACGATCTTCCATCTGCATTTATCGAGAATTCTCCATATAATACCGAATTTGTTAAATTTCTTCCCGATTACACTTATAAACTAATCAACGGAAAAGTATTTCTATTTGCGGGTGGAGCAATATCCATTGATCGGCAATTGAGAACAGAAGGAATCGATTATTGGAAAGATGAAGGATTTGTTCTTCCACAGGATTATCAAGAGTTGCCTCCCTGTGACGTTCTAATCACCCATTCTGCGCCTTCTGACGTTCTTGAGTATGAAGACCTTACTCGTATCTCAGGATGGTTTAAAAACGATCCTAGCCTTAAAGAAGAGCTGATAGAAGAAAGACGATTGATTAGGAAGTTATATGAACATGTTAATTGTTCTAACAACTGGTTTGGGCATTTCCATGCAGTGTCAAGTGTTCGAATAGATGGAACATGGTTTAGAGGATTAGATATTAATGAAGTTTTAGACATTACAAGAGATATTTAAATTATGAAAATTAAAGAATTAATTGAACGTTTACAGAAATATGATCAAGAGAAAGAAGTTAGGATCATATCAAAAAATCATAAATCATGGATGCCTATAACGGAAGCTATTGCCGACGTTACTGTTAGTGTTAATACTAATTTAAATGCAATTTTAATTGAAGGAGTTTAAATGAACAATAAATTTAAAAAAATAGTAGATTTAGGATTTGACGGAGCAACTTTTTATGCGGACATTCGGATAGAAATACCAAAAAAGAGAATCACTCCAGAATTTATCAAAGATTTAATGGATAATAAAGATAAGATCATTAATGGTGAAATTATTATAGGACAGCCTTCTAATTATATCGAAACTCGTCTATTGGTGGATAATATTGATGGGTAAGATATTCTTAAGTTTCAAAAAGGTATAACGCCTATCTAATAAATACTTCGATATGAAGTTTTTAGAATTTGTTAAATTGATTCAGGAAGGAAGCGCAATTCGATCCTTTTCTTGTTTAATGTTGGATTGTCAGGACTTATATCTACATATTGCCAAGATACATGAGCAGATTGCTCCAGAAGATGTTTTTGACGATGAACCGGGACACGGGTACGAATTAGAATCACACGTTACTTGCGCGTATGGATTTTCAGAGACTAAACCTCAAGATGTTATCCCTAAATTAGACCTTGTTCCTTGTAGATATAAGATCAAGGGATTATCATTATTTGAGAATGAGAAGTTTGATGTTTTGAAATTCGATATTCAATCAGCAGAATTGAATAAATTAAATAAACAGATTATGGATAATTTTGATATTACCACTTCGCATAAGGTGTATCATGCCCATCTAACGATTTTTTACGCTAAAAAGGGGATGGGTGAAAAATATTTAAAAATTAAATCCCCTTTAATTGGTGAAACTTTTATTTCAAATCGCTACATATTTTCTAATCCAAACAGTGAAAAAGTTTGGATAGATGTCTAATCCTCTTCCCATCTACTCATCATACGTTTGATTCCTTCAAACGGCACACCATGAGTATTCTTCTCCACGAAAACCTTTACATCTTCATCTGTAAAGGTTTTATCCTTTAGTCGAGGATGAACGTCTTTAAACCAGGGAGAATCAGGAAAAACAATTTCCACTTCATATCCATATTCCTTGGCAAGATTATGATAAACTTGTCGATCTTTTCTAGTTATATTTGTATTAGAAACTACTAAAGGAGTATTACCTATCTCCATAGCTTTCCTTACTTCGGATTGACACCATGCATGCGCTTTTCCGATTTTTTCAGGAACGAAAAGATATTCTCCAACACAATTGAGCCAATAGTTATCAGCTTCAAAAATGTTTTCAGGAGCAGCAAGAGTTTTAGCCTTTGTGGTTTTACCACCACCAGCAGGCGAACATAAACAATACAGTATTTTACTCATTGTTTAAATCCTCTCTAACACTCATTAATACTCGTCCTAATAGGTTGTGCCCTTGCCATGTAGAAACATCGTGAGCAAGGGGATTATCCGCAGATAGACCGCAAGACCATACTGGATCAACGGGATTTGCTTCGCAAAGTATTAAATGTCCAGTTGATAACAAATATTCTTTCAATTCTGGATTTTGTTGATATTTGAATTTGTTAATTCTCCGAACAGCAGCAAAGCGTTGTTTAGCCCAAACTTCTTCATTATAGTTTTTGACTTCTCTGCCCAATCGTTTCTGTTCTTTCGGATGTTTTTCTTTTAGAATTTTATCAGCAGTTTCACAGTCATTGAATAAACATGCTTTATAATACATCATTGCTTGTTCACAGCAATTGAAGGAAATATTACTAGTAATATCTAAACCATCTAGATATGAATATTGTTTAATATCAGGAAAGAATAATCGAGGAATCACTAGTTTATGTTCTTGTCCTTTAAATCCTCCGTACCATTGGCTGAAAATTCCACGGAAGAAGAAAAGTATATTATTGTGAATAGGATAATCGGGTTTAATCATAAAGGTTTTCTATCTTGTATATGATAGGTATCTGCTAATGTTTTATAAATTTTGTTCAAATCTGCACCATAAAATGAACTACATTCAAAGCTGTTAATTTCTAGCAAGTATAAACTACCACGACTTTCACAAATATCAATACAAAAATTTGATATATTTTGAAAATAAGTATGTTTAGCAATTTCTTTAGCAAACCAAATAACATGTTCAGGAATTTCCGAAGAAATAATCAATTCATCATTAACCATATATTGACTACCCGAACAATATTCATTATTGATAAAAATGGTTCGCCATTCTTTATGAATGGATTTAACTGGCGACGACATGCATATAATAGATTCTTTAATATTCTTATTCTTTTGAATAAAATTATATTCTTCAATCAGTTTATCCTTAGAAGGAAATACTTGTCCTGAAAAGGTTTTGAAGCCATTAGTAGGACGAAGGAACAGAGGGAAATCGAAAGAACTATAATGATCAATGAAGAATTTCAAATCGTTGAAATAAGTGTTTTTCGGAGATAATGTGTAGTTACGTAAAGCCGGAAGCCAATGTAATGCATCAAATTCTTTGAATTTTTTTCCAATATATTTGGCAATATTTAAAGAATAACGTCCAAATAAAGCATGGCGAAGTTTCTCAGGATTAATGCGAGAACTTACAATACTCATCATATCAATTTCTCGAATATCGAAATATTGAGAAATGATAGAAGGAGTATCCTGTCGTTCATCCTCGGTAAACAAATCTTTTTCTAAGTAAATTATAGGTTTATTCATTGGTTAAAAAACGGTAGGTTTAATGTCGGAAAGAACAGCATCTTTTAAATAAAATTCGCCAGTAAAATCTCTATAAATCTCGGTTGAAATTTCAAATAAAATATCAGTAATATAATTTGAACTAAAAGACCATGTAACCATTTCCTCTCCTTTATAAAGATCAGAATACATTAATATAAAAATGGGAATTTTCATGGTTATTTCATCCAGATATAAGGTTTAACTCCTCCTTTGGAATTGCAAAGCGTAGCGTGAAAATTTTTATCAGGAGGAGGAATATTACAGATTTTAGCAATGTCGTCTAGTATTTCTCCTCGAACAATTACATACCAATTACGGAAATTCTTAGTAAATCCGCCCATTTTAATAAATGGATCATATTCAAGAGTTAACGGAATTCTGCCATATAATCTCCATACTTCATCAAAACTTTCATCAAATACTTTAGTATGTAATTTACTTGAGATTAGGGTTATATGGCTGCCGTGCATGGGTAAATTAGAGAATATTTTATATTCTTTATCAACGAATTGTTTATAATATGCAACGAAATCATTCGGAAGTTTAATCCGAATGTTTCCGTTTTCAATTTCTAATCGTCCTGTTACTGGAAGCCAAGTTTTCATTTTAATGATGATCCAATTTTAGACTAATCTTATGTTTCATAATTTCATTAATTTCTTCGATGGTGAAGAAGCATGTTCCATTATATTTCTTTGCATTATCAACACCAACATCTAGAATTCTACCTTGGGTATCTTCTGGTTGCGAATCTATTAAATTACCATGGCTATGCCCATGGATCATATAGGAGTGCTCATATGACATTGTAGGCCAAATAGGAGCAACTATATGCCTCCCATAATAGAAATGATTTCCAATATTAAAGGTAGCAGATTCCCCCATAAAAGTGATATTATGTTGCATTTTTCTATCCAACTTTTCAGAAGGATGAACAATACCCACTTCTTCTCCTTTTTCAAAAATAGATAAAGGATATAATTCGATGAAACGCTTTCTGGTATTTATAATAGGCGACAATTCTTCTGTTACTCCTAATTCATGCCAAAACTTATGCAATGCTTCCCAATAAATTTTAGAAGTAAAAGAACAATGATTTCCCCAAATCAAGAGATGTCTTGCCTTAATATTATTAATAATTTCTTTAGTATCTTCCACAGAAGACATTAGAGTAAAATCGCCTAGATTAATTAGAAGATCATCCTCTGTCAGAGAATATAATTGATCAAGAATCCATTTATCATGTTCTTGAATAGTGTTGAATCCTCTTGCTTGGACAATCCAAGGACGATTATGACGGATGTGTAAATCTGAACACAGATATATGTTTTTATAATCGTTTCGGTTAATTTTATATGGTTTATCGTTCATGATATATTCATATTATAACATAATTCATCCTCATGTCAAACCATCTCTTGACATTTTCATCTCTTTATAGTAATATAATAATATGAACGGCAAAGGGTCAAAACCGAGAAAAGGTGCAAACAATCAAGCATATTACAACAATTATGATTCCATTTTTCGTAAACCGAAGGAATTAACACAAGAAGAAAAAGATGAAATGGAAGAGAATAAAGCTTCTATGAGTCATTCCGAATTTGTTAAAATAAGTAAAAGAAATGAATACTAATATTGACAGATATAATGCTGAAACCAAAAAATATGAAAATAATAAAGAGGTTTCCGATTTCTTTAAAGATATTTTAAAAGTTATTGATAAGCATAAATTAACGATTGCACATGAAGATGTTCATGGAGCATTTGTGGTGGTTCCTGCAAATAAACCTGATGTAGATTGGTTATTAAATGCAACATTTAATTTCGGTAAACATAAACCAAATAAGAAAAAAGTGGATAAGCCCGAAATTCCTAAGATTGATAAGAGAGTAAAGTTTAAATTTTATAAACCAAAAGAAAAAGAGAAATAATTTGATTCTAATATAACAATAGCTTAACTTACCTTTCAATGAAAAACATCACAGACATTAACATTCTCGTAGACAGAAGCGGTTCAATGACATCAATCGCAAAAGATATGATTGGTGGTTTAATCACCTTTATTCAAACTCAGCGCGAACTGAAACAAGAAGCAAATATTTCTTATTATCTATTCGATGACCAATATGAAGTAGTATTTGAGAATAAACCTCTAGCAGAAGTGAAAGATTCTGATGTAACATTGGTTCCCCGTGGATGGACTGCATTGATTGATTCTCTAGGTAAAACCATTAATACAGTGGGAGAACGACTTAGTAAATTGCCCGAAGAAGATCGTCCTAATCGTGTTCTTATTGTAACTATCACTGATGGAGCAGATAATAGGTCTAAAGAGTTTACTAATGCAAAACTTAAAGAAATGATTCAACATCAACGAGATGTATATGCATGGGACTTCGTGTTTCTTGGAGCAAATATTGATTCGTTCTCTACTGGTGGAAGTATCGGTATTACCAAAGGTTCCACTATGAATTATTCTGCTGATAGCGCGGGAGTTTGTGTAGCATTCGAATCTCTCACAAGAGACTTTAGTAGTTATTCTGCTTTAGATCGAACTAAAGATCGTCGTTCCACCTTTGAATTCACAGAAACTAAGTAAACTTATAAATATAACAACATGAGAATTGGAATTGTCGGAACACAAAGCAACGGAAAAACCACATTAGTTCAAGCCATTAAACAAATTTGGCCTAACTATAAAGTAATCGAAGGAAAATATCGTCAATATGTCACCGAACACCGTGACGAATTAAATCAAAACGGAACACTTGAAACTCAAAAGAAATTACGTGATTTTCTTTGTGATGATGCCATTGATAACTCTTCTGAAAAATATACAGTAACAGATCGAACCATTCTAGATAATGTAGTTTATACTCTTTGGTTAGGCGGAAAAGATAAGTTAACTGATGATGAATTTATTTCCACTTCGATTAATATTTGTCGAGAAACTATTAAGATGTATGATCTTATTCTTTGGCTTCCTTTAAATGAAGATATTCTATTGACAGAGGAAAAGGTTAATCGGGATTTAGATGCAACATATCGAGAAGAGATTGATTATATTTTTCAAGCAGTATATGATGGATATTTGAAGCATGATGGTATTTTATTTGATGTAAACGATCAACCGCCAATGATTCCATTGATGGGGGATTTATCAGAAAAGATTGCTACATTGAAAGAATATATTGATGAAAACGGGGATTCGATTGTGACAGAGCAATCCGTGTTAGCAGGATTGGAAGATATTTACGATAAAGCTGCATTATTTAAACAATTAAGTGGAAAGTAGTTGAATGAGACATAACATCAATGGTAAATAATTGGTGTTATGCAATTTCTAAATCCTGCTCAATCCCGTGTCCTATTATGCTGCCGTGCCGGTTCATGCCCCATTGTTGAACGTGTAGATGATAAAGAGTTTACCATTACTGATGATTATAATGGTAAAGTCCGAATCACTCACGAAGAAATGGGTATTCTGAAACGAACCATTGAACACTTTGAATCCAAAGGTGAACTGTCAGTTTAAAATAAATTAAAATAAAGATTAAATCAAAGCCGCCCCGCCTCTTCAAGAATGCGTAATTGGGCGGCTCTTTTTTGTTGATTTTAGTATCATTCTGTGGTAAATAATACTTAACAATACCCCCGACGGCTCTTCATATCCGCACCACCGGGGGTTACTCTTTTTTGTTGACAGATGATTGTTTTGGGTTAAAGTGGAGTATGGAAACGCTCACAAGAAAACAGGCAATCAATATTTTACGTTCAAATAAATGGAAATATTGTGGGTGTGAAACCGTATCACAAGATGATATTTGGTCGATTTTTTATGATGGTGTTCTAGTCGAACCCACTTTATATTTTAAGTATAAAGGGGTATCAGTAGGAGATTTCCGGTTAAAAACGACAGGTTGGTTTATTTTTAAGAAACTTGCTCCCGACGATGAATTATATATTGAATATTTAGCGGTTCTAACTGAAATTGAACAGGAAAAAGACGATCAACGAATTGCCAAGAGGAATCAAATGCTAAAAGAAATCGAACAAACTTATTTTAGATAATTTATGGACAAAACCAAATTAAATTTCTTCACTGTTGAAGAAATGACAACACCAAAGGAAGGATACGTATGCTATCTCAATAGACATTGGTGTTTATCAGAAGATAGTAGAATTATATGCTATAAAACCTATTCATGGCAATGTAATCCAAACGAGAAAATAGCTAAACAAATTTCTAAGAAATTGTACAGTGGCAATACTATATTTCTTCCTATTGCATATGTTCCAAATGAATTCATGGAAACTTATAATCAGCCTTGTTATCCGTCTTGTTATCAACCGTAATCAATTATGGCTAAATCTACCATCATTTCAAATTTAGAAGAACTTTATAAGCCTCTTGATAATAAATGGGTCAGTCAAAACTCTCTTGTTATCAACTATGCAAAAGGCGCAGGATTATCAGTAGGAGGATCAATTGCAATGGCTATTTCTAATAGAAAGCCTCATAAGATTCCTGGTGATTTTGATTTCTTTACAGATGATAATGAAAAATCTTTGAAATTTATTCAAAATATTATTTTCTGGTTATCTCAAAGAGCAAATACTCATTATAAGATTCAGTTTAATACCAAGACTGAATTTACTCTTCCTGGTGTTTCGCATCATGTTAGAATTACTGTTCCTTTTTGGAAACCGATTTGTGTAATGACATTAGAAAATCCAATTAGATCATTCTTCTATCACGGACTGAAAGTTCAGTATTTCGATGATGTCGTTCAAGCAGCAAAAGAAGCAACTGCAAAAGATGGAAAGAAAAGAATTACTTTTGATGAAGAAGAGGCGAAAAAGAATATTAGAGCGCGGTATTGTGAAAGAGGAACATACGACATAAACAATGATAGTACTTCTCCGATTAGAGAGAATTCAACTCCTTCTAGGAGGTTAGCTACTAGATGGGCAGAAGAACTAGCACAAGATATTGAAAGAGTATATGATCCATTAACCGGAGATTTGCAAGGAGTGGCGACTAATAATATAGTTGATTGGAATCAGGAGTATCGCGCAATTCCTGCCATTTCTTCAAGAGTTGACGAAGATAATTTCTATTCGTCTATTGAAGCAGCATCAAATAGGATTAATGAAGCAAGAAGAAATGGTCCTGCTATAGAATTTCCGACAATAGATAATACTCAACTAGAAAGATGTGAAAATGATGCTCCCGACACATCATTACCCACCGGGACAGCATATTTTCCAACAATAAATCAAGACAATAATCTATATTCGAGAATAGTTATACCGGCCAACAGACTTAATGCAGCAAGAAGAGGTGAAGATAATTTAACTTCCTAACTTTTCGATTTCTCCAACAACAAATTTACAAAATTCACTTCTTTTAATATCTTCGACACTGAATTGTCTGCAATAGATACCAAAACT